AAATAATGCGGTTATTCAACCAAACTTCGGAGCTATTGTTAGAATGTCTAATCAATACGGAGAAGAAGCAGGGGTAGGCGGAACAGTTGCCTGGCATACAGGCTCTTTTACAACCACTGCCGGAAAACAGGATTACGACATGAATGCATGGGCTGCTGCTTCTGCATCATTATCAGCCGGGGATACAATTGAAATTAAAAGAGTATTCTACGAATCACCTCCGGCCATCGTTCGTTACTTTGATCCTTATGCAGGAACAGGAACAGGAATGATGAACCTATTGGATACATTTGGATGGGGTAACTATTCACCGGCAATTAACTTCCTTTTGATGCCAATGAATTATGATCTTCAGAAGATTCAAGCTATCGAGTTTAACGATCAAATCAGAAAATCTAACTATTCTTTTGAATTAGTAAATAACAGATTGAGATTATTTCCAATACCGAACGTAGATGAAGGAAAAATGTTCTTCGAGTACATTAAGAACTCAGAAAGAAACAATCCGGTAATGGCTAACTCATCAGCATTGGTTTCTAACGTTTCTAACGTTCCCTATGCAAATCCAAATTATACACAAATTAATTCTATAGGAAGGCAGTGGATCTTTGAATATACACTATCTTTAGCAAAAGAAATGCTTGGATACGTTAGAGGAAAATACACCACAGTTCCAATCCCGGGAGCAGAAGTTACTTTGAACCATGCAGATCTTATTACTGCAGCTACTGCAGAGAAGAACAATCTACTGGAAAAACTAAAAGGATACTTGGAAGAAACATCTAGAGAGAAATTAATGGAAAGAAGATCTTTGGAAGCTGATTATAAACAGAAGGAACTTAATATGGTTCCACAACCAATATTTATAGCATAACATGGTAAAGCTAAAACACCTATTAAATGAAGTAACTTATTCAATGTACCAAACATTGGTGTATGTTGAATTTTCAGATACTACCAACATTACTGATATTGCACAAATCATCAGAAGCATGAAGTATGTTACGGTTGTAAATAATAAAACAGATAAGGAAGATCTTAAACCAAGAGGATTGCTACAATTAAAGGTAGTGACAACCAAACCAGGGCAGGAAACCTTCGAAATAATTAAAAGAGAGTCTTTAGCACAAATTCCAGAACTAAAGAAATTTAAGTATAGCGTTAAACAATTACAAAAAGTAGAGGAGATCTAATTTTGGCCTTATTCGGAAGTAGAAGAGATGTCTTATTAATCAATAGTATCAACCGCGAGTTATTACCCGACATTATAACTCAGCAGGTTGGTTATTATAAAGTCACCCTAGGAGCTTCTACAACCAACATGTACGGAGAAGCAACAGATAAGTTCTTCAGTGCACCGATCCTATTCAACGTCTTAATTCAACGAGGAGACCAAACATGGACTTCAGACTCATTTGGCCCTGATACCGGCCGTGTAATTTCATTAGCATTTTTTAGAGCTGATCTAATTGATGCAGAGATTACTCCTGAGGTTGGAGACATCATATTCTACTATGAAAATTACTATGAAGTTGATACAGTTGTTGACAACCAATACTTCGTAGGAAAGATACCGGAATACTCGTATTCTGAAGGGTTAGAGAACTATGGCTCATCAATCAGTATAGTAATGTCAGCTCACCTTGTACCTGCAGACAAACTTGGAATAACTAAAGAAAGAATGTAATGGGAGAGATTAGAAAACCAGTACCGAAAACACAGAGAGAAATTTCAATCTCTCAACAAACTCCGCTGTTGGATAACCCAAACAGTGCTGTTTTACCATTGCCGGTATTTCAAAACCCGGAGAACCCAGCTACTGCAAAGATTTACAGAGCAAATCAAATCTCAGTTAAAGGAGAAACAGAGAAACCTTACACAGTTGGTATTGGAGATCTTGATGAGACTATTACATACTATTTTAACAACGTAATTAAACCTCAAGTATACCAGAATGGAACTACAATTCCTGTTCCAATCATTTACGGAAATCCTGAAAGATGGAAAGCAGTGCAGAAAGACGGGTATTACAGAGATAAAAACGATAAAATTATGTGCCCTATTATTATGTTCAGGAGAACATCGATGGATAAGTCATATGCAGTCGGAAATAAGCTGGATGCAAACAATCCTCACAATTACGCAGTAGCAGGAAAAACCTACCAAAAAGGAGATTCATACTCTAATTTTGATTTATTAAATAACAGAAAGCCTGTAACTTCATATCAGGCAGTAGTAATCCCGGACTACGTCACTATCAACTACGAATGTATTATTTGGACTTATTATATTGAGCAGATGAACAAAATTGTTGAAGGGGTTAACTATTCTTCTGATTCTTATTGGGGAGATCCTCAAAGATTTAAATTCCGTGCCCGGATTGATAGTTTTACCAACAACGAAACGTTAAACCAGGGAGAGGAAAGACTAATTAAAACCAATTTCAATATCAAGATGTACGGATATATCATCCCAGATATAATTAATAAGGATTTAGTAGCAACCAAGAAGTTTTTCTCAAAAGGCAGGGTGAACTTCACTACGGAGGTAGTAAGCGATATCAACAACCTCTAAAAGCTTTTTGAAGGGTTATTTGCTATTTATATTAGAACTATCTAATAAACTAAAATATAATGAGCGAAACTTTATTATCCCCTGGTGTTTTAGCAAGAGAAAACGATCAGTCGTTCTTGACTGCCCAGCCTATTCAGGCCGGAGCAGCCATCTTAGGACCTACAGTTAAAGGCCCTACAGTACCGACTGTTGTTACTACTTACTCACAATACCAAAACATTTATGGAACCCTGGTTCAATCAGGTTCAGATTTTTATACCTATTTTACCTCAATAGCGGCATATAACTACTTCCAAAACGGCGGTGATTCTTTGTTGGTAGGTAGAGTTACGAACGGTACTTACACAGGAGCAACTTCGTCTATGATGACCACAGGGTCAGGCGGACCTACTTCCGGTGTAGCTCCTTTTGTATTAGAGACATTATCTAAAGGAACCATCATGAACAGCACTTCTACTGAAGGTACTAACAATACTTTAACTTCAGGATCTGCTGATAACGTTAGATGGGAAATTGTTGCTCCTAACTCAGCATCAGGAACTTTCGGATTATTAATCAGAAAAGGTGATGACACTGGTAACTCTAAAGTTGTTTTGGAAACATGGACTAACCTATCGTTAGATCCTAAAGCTTCTAACTACATTTCAAGAGTAATTGGAGATGAAGCTCAAAACATCGCAACAGACGGTTCAACTTACTATATTCAAACTTCTGGATCTTACACTAATGCTTCTGCCTACGTAAGAGTTAAAGCTGTTAACTTCCAAACTCCAAACTATTTCGACAACAACGGAACTGCTAAGGCTCAATTTACCGGATCTATTCCAACTGCTTGTTCAGGTACTTTTGGTGCAGCTGTAGGAACTCCTTTCACAACCGGAAGACAAGCTTTCTTCTACGATCAAGCAGGTTTAACCGCTAACGCAGATTCACAAGGTGTTACAGGTAGCGATTACGTTACTATGTTAAACTTACTTGCCAATCCTGACGAATATAGCTACAACGTAATTTCAATGCCAGGTTTGAACAGAGTAAGTGCTGCAACTCAAATCTCTTCAGTAGTAACTAGTGCACAAGACAGAGGTGACAATATCGCAGTAGTTGATATGGTTCCTTACGGAACTGCTTTAACTACAGTAACTGGTCAAGCATTAGGAATGGATACATCTTACGGTGCAACTTATTGGCCTTGGGTACAAGCAGCAGATCCTACTACAGGTAATGCAGTATGGGTACCGGCTTCTACTTTGATTCCTGCAGTTTATGCATTTAACGATAACTCAACTGAGGCTTGGTTTGCACCTGCTGGATTTAACAGAGGTGGATTATCTACAGTAGTAAGAGCAGAAAGAAAATTAACTCAAGGAGACAGAGATACTTTGTACCAAGGTAATGTTAATCCAATTGCTACTTTCCCTAACCAAGGTGTTGTAGTATTCGGTCAGAAGACATTACAGAAAAAAGCATCTGCTTTAGATCGGGTAAACGTTAGAAGATTGTTGATCACAGTTAAAGATTATATTTCTCAAATTGCTGATAACTTGGTATTCGAACAGAACACCATCGCAACTAGAAATAGTTTCTTAGCTCAAGTTAATCCTTATTTGACTTCAGTACAACAACGTCAAGGTCTTTACGCTTTCAAAGTAATCATGGACGACTCTAACAACACTGCAGATGTAATCGACAGAAATCAGTTGTTGGGTCAGATTTACTTACAGCCTACTAAGACTGCTGAATTTATCTACTTAGACTTTAATTTAACACCAACAGGAGCTACATTCCCAGGTTAATAACTATTTATAACTGATAAACATAAAATAACATGGCAGTATTAAATCCAAACGAAATATTCTTCACCGCCTTTGAACCCAAAGTAGCGAATAGATTTATAATGTATGTGGATGGTATTCCTTCATACTTCATCAAAGGTGTAACCGGAATTGAAGTAACTGCTGAGGAAATCAAATTAAACCACATTAACGTATACAGAAAAGTAAAGGGCAGAAATGCATGGTCAGATATTTCAATGACTTTGTACGATCCAATTACTCCTTCTGGTGCTCAAGCAACAATGGAATGGGTACGTCTTCACCACGAATCAGTAACAGGTAGAGATGGTTACAGTGACTTCTACAAGAAGGATTTAACTATCGACATCTTAGGCCCTGTAGGTGATATCGTTTCAGAATGGATTATCAAAGGAGCATTCATCAAGTCTGCCAAGTTTGCCGATCTTAACTGGGATACTGATGCAGAAGCACAGAACATCACTTTAAATATCGGAATGGATTATTGCATACTTAACTTTTGATGCAGTCTTAAACTTCTACTTTTTTTACATACAAAGAGCCCTCTACTCACTACAGAGGGCTTTTTTATTGTTAAAAGTATTCAAAATACCAGATTTATATATATTTATAAAGGAATAGTTATAATAAGAAGTATATGTCAGAATTCAGCATGCCCACCGAAATAGTTGAACTACCCTCCAGGGGTCTTCTCTATCCAGAATCAAATCCTTTATCTTCAGGTAAAATTGAGATGAAGTACATGACTGCAAAAGAAGAAGATATCTTAACCAACCAATCTTACATTGAGAATGGAACAGTTATAGATAAGCTTTTAAAGTCTTTAATCGTTTCTAAAATAAATTACGATGATTTAGTTGTTGGAGACAAAAATGCAGTTTTAGTTGCAGCCAGAGTATTAGGTTATGGAGCAGATTACAGCTTTACCTACAGCGGAAAGACTTACAATGTAGATTTATCAAAGATCGAAAATAAACTTTTCGATGAAAGTTTAATTACTCCGGGAGTAAACGAATTTAAGTTTACTTTACCAAGCACAGGTACAAACATAACTTTTAAGATCCTAACACATAAGGACGAAGATGCAATCAAAAGAGAGCTTGACGGATATAAGAAGATCAGTAAAGATGCAAGTCCTGAGCTTTCTACCCGTTTGAAGTACATGATTGTATCGGTAGAGGGAAATACTGAAGCTAAGACTATCAGAGAGTTTGTAGACACTAGATTACTTGCAAGGGACTCTAGAGCACTAAGAACTTACATTTCTCAAGTTCAACCAGACACAGATTTAAATTTCTATCCAGAAGACAGTAACGCAACGGTAGCTATACCGGTGGGGATCTCTTTTTTTTGGCCTGACGCCTGAGACTATTAGTCAGGCAAGGATGAATTTGTTTTCCGAGATACATGAGATAGTGTTTCACGGCCAGGGAG